AGAAAAAACGAACGTAGCTTGTCCGCGTTATCCGCAGTGCGCTTACCCGGCGAAACAAAACTTGCCAGCGCAAAATAGACGTCATGGTTGCTCTCATCAAGAAGCGAAGCCTGCTCTTCCATGTCGGGCAGTGACGTGAAAAACTTTTGGACAATCTGCTTTTCACCCGATTTAACGGCGAATAAGCAGTAGTTCCCACTACCTGCCAGTATGTGTTCTAAGAATGTTATTGTGCTCATACCCCACCAGCTATGCTCAGAGACGACAAGGGGCGCCGGAGCGCCCCCGCCTTAACCTATGTAACCGCTAGTAGGTATCAGTCGTCCCATTCACCCAGCAAGTCGTCGATGTCACTGGCCGGCTCTTCCTTTGGAACAGCTTTCTTTGTGCTGCGGACAACCGGTTCTTCGTCATCTTCTTCAACAACTGGCGCAGCTTTCTTCTTGGGCGCGGGTGCGGGGTCTTCTTCAGGTTCTTCAAAAACAGGTGCCGCTTTCTTCTTGGGCGCGGGTGCGGGCTCTTCGTCGTCGTCTTCAACGACAGGCGCAGGTTTCTTCTTCGCAGGGGCAGCAGGCGCAGCGGCCTTCTTGTTACCGTCAAACGCGCCAACGGTCATGGTGATAGCGGACTTAGCTTCAGCAGAGTCACGCATTTCAAGAGCAATCTCCAGCTCTTCCTGATCCAGTGGGCGCACTGCGTTGAACGACAGCTTAGGCTGCTCACTCGCCACATCAAATTTCATGCGGGTAACCACAGATATTGCGTGCACATTGTTTGCCGCCAAGAACTTACCGTATGCCTGAAGACCCATCTTGCCGTCTTTACCGTCGCCGAAAACGCTGGTGGCCGGCAGCTGCAGTTGGTATACCTCTTTCTTCTCGATGTCGCCATCGAGCAGCACTGCAACGCGCTGGGAGAAACGGCATGATCGAGACTCACCTTGGCCGGAACCTTTGATGTTCTGCGGGCAGGTCATGCACTTGTCGCTCTGGCGTTGATCCTGCGGCACGGACGGGTCTGGTGTCTGCGTGTTAGATGACCAGCAGGTGGGCGGCACTGCTGTGGCTTTGGGGTCATAGGCACCTTCATAGTAATGGCGCGACACAGGAGCCGCGTTAACCAGAATCACATCCAGCGTGCGGTCTTCGCTTACGTAAATTTCCTCACCATTAACCACCTGACGAAACGCTTTGCCCTTGATGGAGATACGACGATTGCCCGCAGAACCAGTGCCGCCCCCAGCAATGGTCTTGGTGATGCTGTCTTCAAACCCAGCCGGCATTGCTGGTAACTTAAACTTCTTGCCTTCAAACAAAGTGATGTTGCTCATACAAACCTCTAGTTATGGTTGCGTTGGTTGTTACAGATCAAGTTCTAATTGCTTTCTTTTTTCTACGTTATCGGCACTGAAGTGACTGACAACCTTATCGTAGTCAAACCGGTGCACGGATCGGTCGTTGCTTGGGACGGAGATGTAGGCGCTGCGCGGTATCTTCCCACTGTCCATCCAGTTACGTATGGTTAAGGTTGACACCTGAAGGCGTTTTGCCAACTCCCCGATCTTGATAAGGCTATCATCGCTCATTACTTCCTCCGAATACTAATTTGGTATTTCGTTTCCGCGTTCATGCCGGGAGGCAAAACGTCAGGGTGTTCTTCCAAGAACTGCTTTACGTTACCTTGGTGTAAACGCTTTTCAAGCAGGTCAGGTACTTTGTGCTCAAGCACAAACTCGTGCATTGAAGCCCAGTCGTTGGTCCAGTAGTTGGTTGCAGTGGTGCGGTAGAACAAGCCCGACTTAGTGCGTGCGCCTTCGACGCCGTGTTCTTTGCAGTAATCGAGCAGTGCACCTTTAACCTTTGACATCTGATCTGCCAGCGTTTGCACTTCTTCTTTGTAAGCGTTATCTATCTCGTCCTTCTTTTCCTTCATTTTGAGATACACGCGCACGAGCTTAGTTAGCTTCGGGTCTTCGGTCTCAACAGCTTTTTCTGCGGCCATGATAGCCCCCTTTGGGTGGTTGTTGTTATTAATTTACTATGCTTAATTATACTACGCAAGTACTTTTTTATACAAATCAATCATAGCCGTGTGCACGTTAACCTTGGATTCGAGCATGGTGAAGACATGTGCCTCCGCCTCCGAACCTTGCAGCTGCACCACCGTACACTTGTTCTTCTGACCCGAGCGGTGCACCCGAGCGTTTGCCTGCTCATAAATCTCCACAGATGATGTCGGCCCCCACCACACAACGGTGTCTGCCGCCGTGAGTGTCACCCCGTGCGCCGCAGCTTGCGGCTGTATCACCAGCACCCTCGGGCTGTCCGTGGTTTGAAACCTCTGGAATATGTCTGTGCGGTTGGACGCACTTACACTGCCGTTGATAATCGCGGTGCTTATTCCATCGGCTGATAACTTACTGGCCAGTATCTCGATGACACTCCTGAACGGTGCGAAGATCAGCACCTTGTTCTCGGTCTCGTTGATAACTTCCATTAGCACGTTATAGCGCGTGGTAATATCGAACTCGACAGTTTCCCCGTCCTCGCTGTACGCCGCACCTGCTGAAATCTGCAGGAGTCGGCCGAGTTTTACCGCTGCGTTTGCCGCTGTTATCTGCTCACCCGCTGCCTCGACCACCATCTTTTTCTTCATGATGGCGTAGTACTTCGTCTGCTGAGGCGTCAGTTCAACGCGTCGTTTTACGGTGACCATATCGGGCAAGTCCATGCACTCTGCTTTGGTAAATCGAATCGCCGGCTGCAGCGCCTCATGCACGATGTCTTTTGAGTTCGGCCGCGGTATGTATTTAAACTGCGTCAGCTTGTACATCACCATGTCACGCCACCCTGTGAAATACTTGGGCACGCCATCCGGGTTAACGAGCTTGGCCAGACCATAGGCATCTTCCGGCGACTGCGCTGCTGGGGTGCCCGTCATCATCCACAACCACGTGCTGGGGCCGACCAACTGCCTCAGCGCCTTCCATCGTTTCGTCTGCACGTTCTTCAAGTATGTGGCTTCATCGCAGATGATTAAGTCGAATCGGCCGTACTTCAGATCGTCCAGCGAATTGACCACGGTGTCGTAGTTCGTGATAACAAACTCAACGTCGCTGTCTATCACAGCTTTGCGCTTCTTCGCGTTGCCATGGGCAACGTCCACCTTGCGGTGCATGATGGTCTTAAAGAAGTCCGCCCGCCACGCCACGTCCATAATAGACAGGGGGCACACCACGAGCACGCGCTGGATAATCCCCGCCGTTAGCAAGTAGTCTGCTGCCCACGCCGCTGCCGCCGTCTTGCCTGACCCCTGCTGAGAAAAGCAGAACGCTCGTCTGTGCAGTGTCAGAAACTCCGCCGTGGTGCGCTGGTGCGCGAACGGGGTGTACAGTCCGGGCCAGCTGTATGCACGGTTAATAGGCGATGGGACTTTCTTGACGCCGATGTTTTTAAGCACCTGCATCTCTTCTAATCCCCAGTTTACTGCGACTCGCCCATCCGGTAGTTGTTTGCTTTTTGGTATTGTGTTGAGTATCTGCTGCGGGTTTCTCACACGCAGTAGCACTGCTTTGTTATCGTAAATCTGCATTGTTGCCCTTACTTCTTCGGTTTGTGCCCATTGCGGCTACGGTTCGTGCTGGCCGATTCAATTTTGTAGCCGTCGGCGTTGCTCCCCCCGTTCTTGAGCAGCTTGTTGTGGGAGACGTCTTTACCCTCACGCCGGTCGGCTTTGCCGTTGTTGTTCTTGTCGGCTCCGGTCTTGTCAACCTCTCGTCTGGCACGCTGTCGCTCCATGCGGTCCCCGTGCTCACCCCGCGCCTTGGCGGTCTTGGCTTCCTGCTTATAATCTCGTTTGTACCCCGGTGAACTTGGCATCACATATTCCTCCCGTTATGGTCACTTCTTAGCCCGCCAACCGCGTTCGTAAACGCCGTCAGCAGCGGCATACCGTCGAAAAACATAGCTTTCCCATCTTCGGTTCTAGTCGACGTCATTTCTATAAGCATTTTCTCAAACGTCTGCTCCCACTGCTGTATACGGGCTTCTAGCTCCGTGGCTGTCATCACATATTCCTCCCGTTATGGGGGCAGGTAAGCACAACACAATACTTCTTACACAGCCCTGATGTTTTGGGGTTCCACACCCCGGATTCGATTGCCGTTAATATCCGCCCGTACCGCTGCAACCACTTGGCCCACAGTGCCGGCGCGTCGCTACGCTTATACTCACGGCGTATAAACGCTTTTGCTATCACAAAGAACAACGCCGCATCGACCTCTTCGACATCGGGGAAGTG